ATTCTCCCCACCGTTCCACCCTCATTGCCGTACTCAATTGGTAGCTATCCTTTAATATTAAAGTAACTTTAACGATGAAAAAGAAGCAGTATAAAGAAACACTAAAGTTTGACCTCGTTACCCCCGATAAACTTGGTATCACAGAGGCAGGCGTAAACCTTGGCATTAAGGAGCGCGACTTTGTAGAGTATAACTCTTTCGTAAGAGAGAACTACGCCGCAGGTTGGAAGTTCCCCGATACTACTGGCATGGTTATACCAGCAGGCTTGGAACTCAAAGAAGAGAACTTCCTACTTGTACCCTTCCGCCTCCTTACGGCTACGATGGTAGGGGCTTACAGTTACAAGGCTGCCTACTTCCCTGCCAAAGTGTTGCGTAAGGCTGTACCGATGTTGTTGGGCAAAGGGGTATTTACCAATCATGATATGGATCCGAATATGTGGTCTGGCTTCGTGGTAAAAACAAGTTGGGAGCCTGAAAAAATTGTCAACGGCGAAACCATACCCGCAGGCATCAATGGGGTACTGGCTATTGATACCACTATCCCCCGAAACAAAGAGCTTGCTATGGGTATTGTGGCAGGTGCTGTTTATTCCAATTCCGTCAGCATTGAATTTATGTGGGAGCCTTCTCACAAGTTTGCCAATGACAATGAGTTTTATTGGAACATTGGCTATGAGGCAGAGGATGGAACAATGATTCACCGCATCGCTACCGAGGTAGTAAATATGCACGAAACTTCCTTAGTTCCCTTGGGGGCTGACCCTTACGCCAAACGTTTGGATAGTGAGGGCAACGCTATAAATGTGGACAAGGGTAGCGTTTACACCCAACAAAACGCCTCCGCTTCATTTATGGCAGAATTTAATAGAGCTACCACCGAAAAAAGTTACTTAATTACTTCGATATTAGACAAAAATATCTTATCTTTGACAGGCAAGCAAGCAACAAAACCCTTATTTCAAATGAACGAGAAAACCATTAAGGCGCTCATAGCGCTATTTGGGCTTACCGACCCCAACCTCTTGACAGAGGAGCACATAGGTAAGTTTGCTGTAATCCCAAAAGGGGACTATGCGAACTTTAGCAGTATCAAGGGTGCAGCCCTTGCCGAGCTTAAAAAAACCAACCCAGCCATTGCGGACTTGGATGTTTCCGAGTTTATGAAAACCCATACCTTTGTGGCTTCGGCTGAACTTGCCAATCTGCAAGCCGACCGCCAACGCGTTACCGAACTCACTGCCCAAGTATCAACTTTGAGTGCTGAAAAGGTTGCTTTGGAAGTTGATGCCAAGCACGGCAAAGACCATTTAGAACAGCAGCGTGAACTTGTAAAGAAATTCTACCGTTTGGAAAAGGGGGACAAAGCCGACGAAACTGTTGTAGGATTGTTCGACAAAGCAAGCCGCGAGGAATTGGCTGCCCTTGTTAAAGCACAGGGCTTGACCATTGCAGGAGAGTTCTCTTACCATTGCGCTGATTGTGGTAGCGGTAAATTCGACTTCCGCAGCTCTGTAAATGGCGCAGGCGAAGGCGACCCCAACAAAACCACTACACCCTTAGAAATTGTCACAGCCGACGACATCCGCGAAAAGCGTCGTTGGGGCAAGTAAGGGTTACTGAAACACCATTATCTCACTTTTAATACTAATTCCATTTATGGACTTTACTCAATCAAACGAATCGAGCAACCCTGTGGTTACTCGTACCGCAAATCAAACTTTGAACATTAGCCGTGGGGTAAAGGCGACTTCCCCAGGCGTTTACCCTGTTCTTGCAGTAGGTAGCCCTGTTACTCTTGATGCAACAACTGGCGAGTTCATTCTCAAAACTACGGCTACGCAGGTACTTGTTGGCTACGTGGTAACACCAAATAACGCCGAGAACGGTCAACGTGCTACCGTTGCAACTGGCTTCATTGCTCAAATGGACAGAGCCTCCTCTGCCGCTGCTAAAACTTTCGGTACTAAAGTAGCGTTTGTTGGTGTGAACGGTACTAATGGCTTGCCACAAGTAGCAACTTGCACCACTGGCCAATATGCGGACGGTATCATTTACAACGAGATTTCAGGGGCTAACGCCGAGGGGACTGTGTTGTTGTTTGGTACTCCTGTACTTGTGCCTTAATCGGTAGCATTAAAGTAACTTTATTCTTAAACACATTTTAGAACGACTATATTTTATGTCAGGACAAGGAAAAACAATCAGTTTAGAGGAGGCTCTGAAATTGGGCAGCCAAGAACAATTTGCAGTTGTGAAGCGCGATGTTGAAAAAGGCAACGGCAAAATAAATGCAGAATTGGAAAAAACGGAAGGAGGTAGCCGTTACACCAACTATCAAAAGGCTGTTATTGCCAATTTGGAGGTGTTGGGTAAAGAGGTTCAAAACCTTCGCACAGGCACGGACGTTGAGGCAGGTATTGACATCAACTTTGGGGAATTTATTCAGGAGAAGCTTGGTTTTAGCCCCGACGACAAAGGAGGCTTTGCCAATTTGCTCCGTTTCTTGAAACTTGACCCAAGCCGCACGACTGTGGGTAAGTTGATGTCTATGCCTGAGCTTGACAGTTCTTTCAAATGGCTTGTACCGGAGGTTATTCGCGACGCAATTCGTACAGGCTTCACCGCTCAACCGATTTGGAACAGCATCATTGCAGGCGACAATCCTGTGGCTCAAAAGTCGGTAACTGTACCAAACATCAAACGCGGTGCAACCCCAATGTTCAAGTTGAACGAGGCGGAAACAATCCCTGTTGGTAATATTGAGTTCTCTCAAAAGATTATCACCATCTACAAGATTGGTACAGGTATTGGTTTGACTGATGAGCTTCGCCAATACTGCTCTTTGAACCTCCTTACAGAGTATTTGCAAAGCGCAGGCGTGAACTTGGGTCGTGGTCTTGATACTCTTGCAGTATTGACTTTGTTGAATGGCGACGGCAACGGCAACGCTGCCCCTGTTATCGGTACTGAAAACCTTGGCGCAATTGACTGGGACAACGACATTCTGCGTTTGATGATTCGCATGAATATGTTGGGCTACACAGCCAACAACATCATTGCCAACGAAGAGCCACTCCGCGACATCATGAAGTTGCCAGAGGTTAAAGGTTTCAATGGTGATACCACTATTGCCAATGCCACCCTCAAAACTATCAAGTCTATCCCTACCAGCTTGAATATGTTCCCTAGCGGTGCAATGCCTTCGGCTGATACTTGGATGTTCTTGGATGTGATGAAAGCCCTTATGAAGTTTACGGCTCGTCCGCTCTTCATTGAAAGCGAGCGCATCGTGGCGAACCAAATGGAGAATACTTTTGTAACCATTACCACAGGCTTTGCCAAAATGATGCAAGATGCTTGCGTTGTATTGGATGGTACTCAAACGTATGCTTCTGCTGGCTTCCCTGCTTATATGAACCCAATTGCTTACGGCACGTACAACTGGGGCAACTAATAAGCACAACACAACGGACTGACTGAATTTTATTATATAACTGTTAAAACTTAATCTACCATCATGGCAGACGAAAAGAAAATAGAAGAGCTTGCAGGCACGTACTGCAAGCTTACAGATAAGGGGGCAATTTTCAACGACCCCATTCAAGGCGTAAGCTTCACAGGCGGTAAACTCATTCAAAAGGTGAAACGTACCAGCATCATCGCCCAAGGCATTCAGCGTGGGCAGTTGATTGAGGTAACTGAAAAAGAGTTCAACGAATGGGAGCAAACCCGCGCCGCTTACGTTAGCAAAGCTAAAGAGGAGGAACTTGCCAAAGCTTTGGAGAAGCACGGCAAGCAAATGAACAAAGATAAGGTGATCCAAAATGCTCTTTCAGAGGTCGAGAAAGCCAAAGCAGAAGCCGAGGAAGCTAAAGCAGCTTTGGAGGAAGTGACCAAAAATAACAAAAAGAAAGACGATAAAGAGGACAAGTAGGGTATTCTTGGGAAGGAATCCATTTTTAGAGCCTGCGGCTGCAAGGTTGTAGGCTCTTTTTCTTAAAGTAACTTTAATACAATGGCAATTATCACCAACCATACACGAGCCATAGGAGGCAACCCCGACGAATGGAACGTTTATACCTTAGTCTTACAAAAGCTAAGGTTTTTGGCGGATGATAGTGCCGCTGCGCCTCCTGCCAATGCAAACGCCAACGCTATAAGCATTGTAACATACGAGGCTATGTTATTCCTAAACCCTTGTTTTCGGATTGAGGCTGCCGATGTAGGCAATGAGGCGAATTATACGGTTGAGCAGTTATCCATTATTGCCGACGTAACCGCCTACAACGTCCTACTGTACCGCAGCATCGCATTAGGGGGAAATAGCCAAGGCTACACCCTAGTCACACCGCCTACAACCGCCACTACTGGAACATTCATCAAGAAACACCAATCAGACAACACCTCCGTAGAGTGGGCACAGTTGAACATGGCGCAAGGTGGTAGTCATGGTGACATTAAGACAGAGGATTTGCTTGCGGCTTTGTTTTCGGCAGCGTGTAGTAAATTGCAGCAGTTTGGCTGCGAGCTATGCCAATGTACGGACAAATCCCTAGAGTTAAACCCACTGCCAGGCATTGTACAACCTTTTATAATTCTCGGATTTTGTTAGATGGCTAACCTACTTACACCAGCAGAACAGGCAATGTTACAAGCCGCCTTAAATGATGTTACCGATACGCTACACAGCAGTACGGTAACAATTGTGGTGCCAGGCGTTTCCTTAGACATTCGACAAACCTCCGCCAATACCCCCTCAACCTCCTATAATGTGCCTGCCTTAATCAATATCGGCATGGGCGGCGAAGACAACACACAGGACACCACAGGCAAGAGGGATGTAATGGAAATTTCTATCAAGATAAACATAAAGGATTTGGTAGCCGTAGGATTGGCTGACAGTTCCAATAACATTTTTGTAAGGGCTGCCAATAGCTATTTAATCTATGAGGGTGTTGATTATGAAATCATATCCCTAGGACTGGAGAAGTTCATTATTAGAATGGAAGCCCGAAGACAACCGAAGCAGCGCGTATGAGCATGAAAAAATTTGGTGCTTGGGAGCAGGTAGAGGGATTGATAGGTAAACTATCCAAAACCTTTAAAGATGCTCAACAAGAAACCCTGAAAAAGGTGGGATTATTCGCCGAAGGGAAAGCCAAAAAGCACATGAGCGCACAAGACTTAGGTTGGATACCCCTAAAGCCCGAAACCCTAAAGAACAAGCAAAGAAACAACCACTCTACTAACATCTTGGTAATGACCTCCGCCTACTTTCAAAGTATTACCTCATGGGTACAAGGTGACAAGGCTTACGCAGGTGTAAAGAAGGTGGTAAGAAACGACCAAGGAGAAGAGATAGCCAACATCGCCAAAATACACGAGTTTGGAAGCCGAAAAGCAGGCATACCAGCCCGACCATTGTGGCAACCTGTTTTTAAGGAGGCTTTGGAATGGCTAGACAACAACAGCCCCGAAGAGTTGGTAATTAAAAAACTAAGAAAACTAATAAGATAAATGGCAACAGTAACCATAGGATTTTTCAATACCGATTCAGGTATTATCAGCGTTCGTGCCGACAACGTAAGACAAGCATCCGCAGCAGGGGCTTACAACTGCATTACCCTTAAAATCGGTAGCCGCATCTTGACCACAAACACGTTGGACGAGATTGCGGCACTTGATGGTTTGGTAAAGCTCACTACCTCTACTGGAACTGTAGTTGTTTTGAACTCTGCCGACTTCAACCAAGTACAGGCATCGGGTACTGGCTCTTTGATTATTTTCAAGGATGGTACCAAGATTAAGGTACTCGAAGACCCCCAAACCATTACCGACACTACCACAGGCTATGCAGAACCTGCGCCTGTTTGTAATTTGCCAATCATTGCGGGCGTGGTAGTTTCGCCTTATTTGCCTGCCTCTAGTCCGGTACTTATCCCTTTCGAGTGCTTAAACGAAACAAGCCCAGGCGTTTGGGATTTGTCACTTGACATCTCTTCATTCGCTGAATTTAGTTTGGTGTTTGTCTATGACGTAGATGGCATTTTCCAAGGGATGCAGCAGTACAGCCCCAACGAAGGTCAAGTTACTTTCTCGGTCGATGTAAGTACTGCAAACTTGGCTAACGGTTATGTGATTTTTGCTAGTAACAATAGCTACATTTTTGATGTACAGCCTTTGGCTTCAATCATTGGTAACAGTGATAACTTCTCTTTACGTGAATACGGTGTAGCAGTATTTGAAGTTTCCGAAGATGTTACCACAATCAACCAAGTTACACTTACGGATGACATTGGACACAGCAAAGCAGGTGCCTTATCTTCCAACGTAGCTGGCGTAACCGCAGGCATGATAGTATTGCTTGGTACTTTTGGAGAGTTCCGTATGTACAACCTGCAAAAAACAGATGTATCAGGGTTGAGCATTGGGGTTACTTTCAATGAGCCTGCCTGTTCCGCATCGACCTCTGTATATGTAGTTGATTTTGAAAACTCTACTGTAACCCAAGCATAATGTCCCAAGGCGAATTTACATATCAGGAGCTTGACGACTCCATCTTAGAAGCACTCCGCTTGCAAGTAATTGCGGCGGGGTACTTTCCTAATTTGCGCAGTTTCCAACCACAAAGCCCTGCCAATGTAACCGCCTTTGAAGCAGCCAAAGCCGCCATAATTGGCACAGGTAAACAGCTTATCAATGTCGTTGGTAACGGCATCCCCCAAAAGAAAGGGGAAGTAGAATCCAACACTTTATATGTGTACCGAACAGGCGGAGGAAAGGGAAGTGTGGCAGTTCACGACGTTGGGCATATTGTCACAGGGCCTACCTTCGCAAGGGTCAAGACTTCGGGCGCTACCCAAAACATTACCTATGAGGTTCGTTTTGTTTCAGCTACCCAACAATACGCCGACATCATGGCAGCCCTTATTATTAGGGCGCTTGGTCACGATAAAGACTATTACCCTATCTACAACATTACCACAGGGGCAGTAGTACCAAACAAACTGATGTTTGTTGAGTTCACAGGCTCGGTTGACCTCAATGTATTTGAGTTTAAGGAAATGGTTTACACTTTCAGGGTAGTGGATGCTTGGATTATTGCAGGCGATGGCTTACCCGATGGTGTACAAACAGTAATCAACCCGAACATAGTACCAATAACTGTCATCAACGGTACAATAAGTACGGATGATAATAACGAAAACAAAATAATCTAATCATTAAAGTAACTTTAATTCTTTATGGCTACTAACCACGCTAATAGCAATATTAACACGCAAGACCAATCTCAATTGGTGTCAAATACCTTATCAGGCGTTAATGCTGCTTGGGGTATTACCGAAAGAGGCGACCACACTAAATCAAGGGTGTGCCGCACTTGGCAAGAGTACAAAAAATGGTTTGGTGGGTTGTTACCTGCCTCCGTTTCAAGTTTCCCCCTTTACTGCAAGCGCATCCTTGACGCAGGCGGTATTATTCGCGTAGGTCGTGCCATGCACTATACAGACCCTGCCGATACCACTACAATCCAATCAACACAGGCAACCAAAAACAATGCAGGTACTTGGGCTTTTAGCTTGCAGGTTATTGCATTTGACAACACAGCCAAAACAATCACTGTACGCGGTAAGGTTGGTAGTTTTTTGGCGGTATCTGATTCTATCAACATTGTTACCACAGCAGCCGTAACAACAGCTAAAACGGTTGCAGCCATTACCGAGTTTGCAAACACTACCATAATCGAATTGAACACCCTTACAGCTGGTCAGATTGACATTGGAGGCCGTGCGAGTTGGACTTATACAGGTGCAGGTGACTTGACCGTTACGGCTCGCGAGTACGGCACTTTTGCCAACTCAAAACTATGGTTCCGTATTGATGCTCCACGCTCCGGTAATGCCAACCTCGTGGATATTGCTGTTGGTCTTGATGGCTATCCCGAGCTGAACGAAACGCTGTACGATGTGGACAACGGTATTACTTCGTCAGGTGATTTGTTGGCACTGTCTAACCGCAGCAAACTTGTTACCTTCGATGCCAATACTTTGGCTCTGTTCCCAACCCCCAAAATCTATTTGGCAGGCGGTACGGATGACTACAACTTTACCCCCAACGACATTGAAGGCCATGCCACAGCTCTTACAGGCTTGCACGTCTTTGACATGGCCAACGACTTTGTACGTATCTCTGTCCCTGAATTTGCACAGAATGGTATCGACCTCATTTTGAAGGACTACGTAGAGGTGCGTAACGACTGTATGTTTGTGGTGCGTGTACCTTCGGGTATTTCCAATGAGGCAGCCGTAGAATATCGCAACTGTACAGGGGCTTATGTCGGTGGTACAAAATTGGATACCTACATGGGCATTATGACCATGAACGATATTGAGGTAGTGGACGAGTACGACAACACTACCAAAATGATTCCAACCCTCCCCGACATCTTGGCTTTGATGACCAAAAAGGACGGTATATTTGGGGCTTGGTGGTCGTTTTCAGGTTTGCAAAACAATTGCGGTATCATCCGCGCAACGACAGGCGTAAACCCTGCATACAACTTGCTTGCTGCTACACGCGCCTTAGACGCTCAATGGGCTGCACAAAACGAGTTGAACTATGTAGGCAACCGTACCAATACAAACGGACAAGAGGTTACAGTTTCTTGGGGTAACAGTTCCCTCCAAACTGCAAACACTTTATTGAAGTTTGCCCACGTTGCCGAGTTGGTTACTTACATCAAACGCGTTGTTAAGCCTCGTATGGACTTGCGCCTGTTCCTTCCAAACGATATTGAAACTTGGAAAGATATGTACCGCGACATTAAGGCTTTGATGGATGCGCTTGTTTCGGGTCGTGCAATTCGTGCTTATGAGTACCAAGGCGACCAAAATGTAGATAAGATTGAAGATGTAAGTATCAACAATCTCGCAGATATTGACAACGGCATTTACAAATTCCGTTTGATTATCTGGCCTACTACTAAAATGGAGCAAATTGATTTGACGCTCACTATTGTAAATAACGTGGTAGGTGTAGAATTGACCAACGCCTAATTATCTAACCCTCTTAAAGTAACTTTAATCACATGGGACGTAAAGTACAACCCAATAAGGTACACAACTGGAGAATTGAGGTAGATGGCCTCGATACTTTTGAGTGCCAAACCGTTACCATTCCGACCAAAGAGGTCGAAGTAGTAGAACATGGCGGCGGTAACTACAAACAGAAAACCGCAGGTATGGCGATGACTGGCGAACTTGTTTTCACCAAATTGAAACCCCTCGATGGCGCTGATTCTTGGGCATGGGATTGGTTCAAACAGGTACAAAATACCCAAACAGGTAAAGGCAGCTACCCACAATTTTATGAGAAATCAGTTGTTGTAAAGTTGATGGGGCCAGATAACGAAACAACCACTTACGCGTGGATTTGTGACGGGGTCTTTATCACTAAGATTGAGTACAACGAATTGAGTAAAGTTACCTCCGAGAATGTGATAGAAACTATCACCTGTTCGGTAGATGACATCAACCCAATCTAATAAAACGCAGTCAGTCCGCTGTTTTTAGTTTTTGCTCTTACCCTCTACATTTATGTGGAGGGTTTTTAGCTTAATTCAGAAAAATTTATTATATTTGTACTTTAGAACATAGCAAAAAACAGCAAACAATGAAAAAAGCGCAATTAGAATTTGTACTACCTTCGGGTGTGCGAGTGGTCGCTACCGAACTCTATGGAGAGCACCACGAAATCCTAACCCGACAAGGGGAGGACGACAAGAAACGAGTAAACAAGCTTATCCAATCCCTGCTTATCTCGGTCGGGTCGGTAAAATACCCCAATGAGGAGTTTGTAGAGGGGCTTAGAAGCGAAGACCGTCGCCACATCTTAGCCATGTGCAGACAGGCAACGATGGACTATGAGAAGGTCTTTGAATTTACTCATAAGTTTCAGGATGAGGACGGCAATATGCAAACCCTACCCCTTAAAGTAAATCTCAACGACCAAGAAGATGCCTACACGGAGAAACACATCCAAACATTGGTTGACAAGTTTGGAGCAGAAGATGAGGAGTTTTACCGCGAACTTAACAAGGACGGAACTTTTAGGGCTACCCCTTCCAAACACCGAGCAAGTGAGTACAGCGACCTCCCAAAAGAGTACGAAACTGAATTGCCTAAATCAGGGTTGAAAGTAAAAATCAATCACCTCACAGGCAAAGGCGAACGCCAAGGGGCAAGCATTGACCGTAAAAACATCTCGGTTAATACCCTGCTTAAAATGCGTAACCCTCGCTACCTGCACGATAACGGCACTTGGATTCAACTCAACCTCAACAATGTACACAGCCGCGACTTGGAACACCTGCGCAAGTTGGTAAAAGAGAATGAGGGCGAGGTAGAAATGGAGTTGAGATTTGAAAACCCTGCCAAAGGCTCGGACAAATACGTTACCGTTGACTTGTTGAGCGAAATCGCTTTTTTCTTCCCTTCGGAGGTATTGAAGTAATCACATTCGATACACTTTGGATTCTCTTAAACTACGGAGGGATAAACATTACAGCCGAAGAGCTATATAACCGCACCTACCGAAGGCTCTACCATCACTACTACTGGTTAGTAGAGCAAAAGAAAAGAGAGGAATCCGAAGGGAAAAAAGGAACTACAGTAGTAGAAGAGTCGAAGTTAGACAACTTGTATAAAAACCATAGAAACAGAAACCGATGGCACAGTTAGGCAGTTTTTCAGGGGGAGGTTTAGGCATGGGTGTAGTGTTTGCGTTACAGGACGGATTTTCCAAACCTGCCGCCACTATTCAGGCTAAGATGAACACCCTGTCAAACCATACCGATAACATGGCAGGCAAAGTAAGCACCTCCCTCAAAGGCATGATGAGTGGAGGCTTTGCCTTGTTAGGTGGTATAGGACTTGCCGCAGGTATAAAAGGCTTGATTGACTTATCAGCTGCACTTTCCGACAAACTTGCCGACGTACAAAAAACCACTGGCCTTACCAACGCCGAACTTGCCGACTACCGCAAAACAGTAGAGGGCTTTGATACACGAACCTCTTTAGAGGACTTACTTGATATTGGTAAGGTTGGTGGTAAATTAGGCGTTCCTAAACAAGAATTAGCCGAGTTTACACAAATGATAGACAAGGCAGTAGTTGCCCTTGGTGACGAGTTCACAGGAGGCGCAGAGGAGGTATCTGATAAGTTGGGTCGCCTAAAGAATGTCTTTGCCGAAACCAAAAACCAAAACTTTGGTAGTGCTTTAAATTCCATTGGTTCGGCTCTTAATGCTTTGGGTAGCGCAGGGGCTTCCTCTGCTCCAAACATTGCCGAATTTGGGCAGCGCATAGGGCAGTTGGGTAAACTTGCGCCTACACTTTCCCAAACGTTGGGACTTGGTGCCACGCTCGAAGAGCTTGGACTAAATGCCGAGATAGCAGCCGGAGGTATGACCAATTTATTAGTGGCGGCAGGGGAAAATCAGGCAGCTTTTGCCCAGCACTTAGGCATGACTACCAAAGCCTTTCAGAATATGCTGGATACATCGCCAAATGATGTTATAAAGAACCTTGCGAAGTCCTTCAAAGGCGTTGACCCCTCCAAGGCAATTATGCAAATGAAAGGGCTGAAAATTGGCACACAGGAAAGTATGAAAGTCCTTTTAGGGCTATCGGGTAACTTAGACCTCCTTACCACACGCCAAAATCAAGCAGCTAAAGCTATGGCAGAAGGTACATCCTTAACTGACGAGTTCAATGTAAAGAACAATACCTTTAAAGCGGTATTGGACAAGTTGAACAAGGCTTGGAAAATGTTTGCCGTACAGCTTGGGGATATGATAGCCCCTGCCGTTGCTTGGGTTGCCAAAGGCTTTACATGGATGGCTAAAGCCTTGTCCGCACTTATGAAAAACCCAATCACAAGCTGGATTATCAAAGTCACAGGCGGTATAGTTGGGTTGGCGTTGGCTATTTACGGCCTAAAGCTGGCTTTCAATGCTGCTAAGATGTCGGTTCGTGCTTTTGGAGCTTCTTTGTGGGCTGCGTTAGCACCTATTTTGCCAATTATAGCCATTGTTGCGGCTGTTGCTGCCCCATTTATTGCCTTATATATGCTCGTGCAAAAGGGTAGAAAGGCATTTGAAAAGTTCAACGGCGAAACCTTGACAGGCTTTAGCCTATTCTTAGCCCGAATTGGCGGTATTGTTACAGCTATTCGGGAGGTTATTGGTAGTTGGGATGCAGCTACACAGACCTTCTCCATGTCCAAAGGCGTTGCCAAAAAGCTGCAACAACTGGGAATTTTGGACTTTGTAGTTAATTTATCGACTTGGGTAGTCCGTTTGATTGAATTTT